ATATGCTGCTCACAACTGGCATTCGTTCATGACGAACTGCAGTTTGAGTGCGACCCTACACATGCAAAAGATTTATCAACATCCTTGGTATACAGCGCTGCAGCGGCTGGCGAGTTCTACAACCTCAGAATCCCAATCGCAGCAGAAGCCAAAATCGGAGGAAACTGGGCAGAGGTGCACTGATGAAGCTGTACATCGACGCTGATTATATTGTCTATAAAGGTTGTGCTGGCGCAGAGACAGAGATTGACTGGGGATCCGACGTGATCATGGTTACATCAAAGTTCTCTGAGGCTTACAAGAACATACTTAAAGACATCAATAAAATCGTTGGAGAGTTCGGTGGGTTCAGTGAACCTGTCCTGTTCTTCTCTGACTCCATAAATTTTAGGAAAAAAATTCTCCCTAGTTACAAGGGACATCGAAACAGAAAGAAGCCGTGTGGCTACAAACGTGTCATCAACAAACTCAAGACTGAGTATGAGGTGGTGATTATGGAAACCCTTGAGGCAGATGATGCCATGGGGATTTATGCCACAAAATTTTCAGGCAATGTCATCGTCTCACCTGACAAGGACATGCGACAGATCCCAGGATCTTTGTACAACCTTGACGAGAAGTTGACTGTGAACAAAGCCGAGGGTGCCAAGTGGCATCTGATCCAAACACTTGCAGGTGACCAAACCGATGGTTACTCAGGTGCACCTGGCGTAGGTGTGAAGAGAGCAGAGGTTCTGTTCGACAAGCACGGCTACAACTGGGAAACCGTAGTCAATGTGTTCAAAGAAAAGGGTCTCGGTGAGGAGATTGCTTTACAGAATGCTCGACTCGCAAAGATCCTTACTGTAGATGACTATGACTTCAAACAACGAGCTCCAATTCTCTGGACCCCCACCCCCGATTACAGAATTGACGATGGAGCAGAGCTTCAAGCTGCGTAGGATGAGAGACATGATGCCTGAAGCATCTAAAGAAGATCTCATTACTATCCTTGATGCTCTGCAGCATCAGAACTTCTGTTTATGTAATACCGTTAGTAATTTAGTAAAAAATTGGCCCGCCCGTCCTACTACACCCGAGGCACAATAGAAGTCTGGGACTTCATTCGTGATCAAGAGCTTAACTACTTTCTCGGGAACGCAATCAAATACATCTGCCGTGCTGGTTATAAAGACAGCAAAATAGATGACCTCCACAAAGCTATCACCTACTTAGAGAAAGAATTAGAAAATGTCACTGCTATCCAACACAGCGATCGAGTTCCGCAACGCTTTTCAGATACCCAACTGTTTGAGTGGCCGACAGATGCAGAAGAATTTGATCGTTGAGGAGTTCAAAGAGTTTCTAGAAGCTGATCACCAAATGGCAATGATGCATCCTCCTGATAGGGAGGCATGCCTTAAAGAACTTGCCGACCTTATCTATGTCTGCGCTCAGTACGCAGAGAACATGAACTGGGATATCGAGCAAGCATTGCGTCGTGTCCATGCATCCAATATGTCCAAGCTTGGTGAAGACGGTAAACCGATCTACCGCGAGGACGGCAAAGTCCTCAAAGGACCTAACTATCAACCACCTGATTTGTCAGATCTTGTTTAATGTCTAATCTTATTTCCCGTACTGGTCGCGTCCAAAGCTGGATCGATGACCCATCATCTCGTTTACCTGTCAGCTGCACAATCTTCCGCGTTAGTAATGAAATGGAAGGGAGTGAAGGTATCGAAGCAAGCTGGCGCTTTGTATCACACGCTCTGCGCTTTGGTGCTGGTGTAGCTGTCCACCTGTCCGACCTTGATCCCAAAGGATACGTCCGACCGTCAGGTGTAACTGCTAGCGGTCCTGTTTCTTTTGGCAAAATCTATTCCACTCTTAATGAAATCCTTCGCAGGGGTGGTCATTACAAGAACGGTGCTGTGGTCCTTCATCTTGATCTCGACCATGCTGATGTTCTTGAGTTTATTCAAACCCCCCGACACGAGCTTTCTTGGGTCAAGCGGTGTGTCAATCTTACCCCCGAAATGTGGGAAGAAACACCTCACAAAGAAGCGCTACTTCAAGGGATCAAACAAGGCGACATCTGGCTAAACAAAATCAAGTATGACCGAAATGGTAACCGTATCCGAGGCAACGTTTGTCTCGAAGTGTACTTGCCTAGCCGAGGAACCTGTCTCCTACAGCATATTAATCTTGGAGCCTGTGAGTTCGATGACATTCCAAAAGCTTTCGTCGAAGGTATGTCTGAATTGTGTGCATTGCATGGAACCACTGGAGTTGACAAGAGTGGTGAATACCTCTCACCCAAAACAGACCGACAAGTCGGCCTTGGAATGCTCGGACTTGCGAATCTCCTTAGACGTGTAGGCGTTAGTTATGAACAATTTGGACGTGCACTTGAACAATACAACCGTGGCGAGATTGTCCAGACACCTGCATTCGAGCTGGTCTCTCAATTCGCTTCCGGCATCGAGTCTGCTGCAAGCATCGCACGCAGTTACTCGATGGACCGAGCTTTTGCAATCGCTCCTACTGCGAGCTGTAGCTACCGCAGCAAGGATGTAGATGGTTACACCTGCACTCCTGAGATTGCACCACCTATTTCCCGTGTCGTTGACCGGGACAGTGGCACCTTTGGTGTCCAATCATATTTCTATGGCGATGTAGAGATTGCATCAGAGGTTGGCTGGGACGCATACAAGCGTGTGGCTGACGGCATGATGACTTTGCTAGATCGCACTGGGCTTCTTCACGGGTATAGCTTCAACAGCTGGAGTGATGTTGTTACTTATGACAACGCCTTTATCGAAGAGTGGCTAAAGAGTCCCCAGACATCTCTGTATTACTCACTCCAAGTGATGGGTGATACACAAGATAAATCGGACGTTTATGCTGCCATCAAAGAAGATATTGATGACTACCTCGCTGATTTATTAAATGATAAAGAACCTACCTGTGACTGTCAAGAATGAAGAAACATCCTTATCAACAACTACAAGAACGCAAGCGGACGTGGACTCCTGTAGCTACTACCAAAGGCAAATGCAAAGAGGGAGCGGAGGAGACACTCCGCCGTGCACTTGCCTTGCGACATATGGAACTACCTGTGGGAGATTTTATTCGTGATGCGCTCGCCTCTGAAGTTCCATTTCTCGCACGTGAAATATTGGAGAGCAATGTCCAAGACGAGATTAAGCACGACAGGGCTCTGGGTTATGTCGCCGATGCTTGGGGCGTTGATCCGAAAGCTGAACAGGAAGCCATCGCACTCCGTAATGCGTGGACAGAACATCCTGATCACACTGTCCTCAAAGCCATGGTTGCTGAACGTGCAATTTTTTTCGTCCTATTACCCTTCATGCGGTTTAATGGTGACGCGGGAATGCGAACTGTCAGCGCTGACATCAGTAGAGACGAGCAAGTTCACGTCGCAACAAATAGTTTGGTTTGTAGAGAGCTTGGGCTGGAGACTTCGCCGTCTCTGGATAAACTCCGTAAGGCGACTATTGCCTGGGTCATGCAACCACTAGGCAAAAGTGACGATAAATATTTGGACAAAAAATTTTGGCTAGATTCTAGTGATCGGCTGATGTATGAGGGTAAAGCACCACAACTTGCTGACACACAGCGAGCACGGATGCCTGCCTTCTTTGAACATGCAAATCAAAACCTCCCGCAGTATGCTTAACTTCCTGACACCTGAAAAGTTGTTGGCAGAGTTAGAGAATACATTTCCACCTGCCTTTACTGGACCAGAAGATAAAATCACCCACATAATGTTCCGCGCTGGTCAGCAGAGCATCATCGATTGGATCAAACAACGACTCACTGAAGATGAGTAAAAGATTTAATAGGTTCCTACGGATGGCAGCACAGCGAGGCATCAACGTGGGTGACATCAACCAAGCTTCGCAAACCTTTACTGCTGCTCCTCGAAACCAGCCAAAACCGAAACCAAAACCGAAACCAAAACCAGCACCGCCGCCGCCGCCAAAACCAGCACCACCTGTAAAGAAAAACACAGTGACCCTTAAGCCACTTGTTAACAGGAAAGGTAAGGTTGTTGGTTACGGTCATTTCAAAGGTGATGAAGTTCAGGATCGTTCAAAGATCCCCACGTCAGCACCTAAAACTCCAGCTGCAAAACAGAAACTAGCAGCAGCTGTTGCTGCTACCCCAAAAAATCAAATCACACCCGCTGCACAGAAGAAACAAGCTGAAGTAGTAAATTCTAACATGCCTAAACTAACTAAAGCACAAAAAAAATTTAATCAATACATCCGTAGTCTTCCTACTGATGGAAGTGCTGGTGATATCAACCAAATTTCACGTTCTTATATTGAAAGCGGTCAAGGTGGTGCTGCATTGCAAAACCAATTGCAGGATGACTCAGCACAAAGAGCAGCCGCCGCACAACAAGCAGCACTAGAAGCACAACAAAAAAGACTTGCGGACTTGCAAGCACAACGTAACGAACAAGCGAGACAGGCTGCAGCAGAAGCTGCACGTCAAGCAGCAATTGCTGAGGCACGTCGCAAACAACTTGAGGCACAACGAACAGTAGGTTCTGCTTCAGGACGTGGCGGTCTAAAACTCACTGGAGTCAAAGAACGTTCCCAACGCGCAACTCGTCGTTCACGCCGTCAGTCTCTATCTTCTAATCAACTTAACCTCAATAAACGTCTAGCTAGTTTGTTGAAGGTTGGTAATCTTAACCTGGGTTAATTAAATGACAGCTAAAGCTAGGTACGATGCACTTTCTAGTGTCCGTTCACACTATCTAGACATCGCTGTTCAATGCTCTGAGCTTACACTTCCTTATCTCATCACTCGTGATGAACAAAGGCCAACCTATAAATCCCTTACGCAACCTTGGCAATCCGTAGGTGCTAAGGCGGTAGTCACCCTGGCATCCAAGTTGATGCTGGCTCTGCTGCCGCCTCAAACTACGTTTTTTAAGTTCCAAATTGCAGACGAAAAACTAGGCACTGAAATGCCTGCAGAGATTCGTTCTGAACTGGACCTTAGCTTTGCCAAACTTGAGCGTATGGTGATGGACTCAATCGCTGCTTCTAGTGATCGAGTCACGGTACACCAAGCAATTAAACATTTGGTTGTTGGTGGTAACGCCTTACTGTTTATGGGTAAGGAAGGTATTAAGCACTATCCATTGAACCGTTATGTCGTAGAGCGTGATGGAAACGGCAACGTAATTGAAATCGTTACCAAAGAACTTATCGATAAAAAGCTTCTTCCTAAGGAGCTGCAAGATAAAGCACAAGTAAGAAGCCAAGACATTTCAATGAGTCTTGGCAGTAATGATGTAGAAGTCTACACTCATTGCAAACTTCAGAACAACCGATGGGTCTGGCACCAAGAGTGCATGGACATGAAGATTCCTGGTTCTGAAAGTAAAGCACCGAAAGATGCTTCACCATTTTTGGTCCTGAGGTTCAACTCTGTTGACGGAGAAAACTACGGACGCGGAAGAGTAGAAGAATTTATTGGTGATCTACGTTCACTCGAAGCACTCTCTCAGGCCATTACAGAAGGCTCTGCAGCAGCTGCAAAAGTGATCTTCCTAGTGTCACCATCATCTACTACAAAACCACAGACTCTGAGCAAAGCAGGCAACGGTGCGATCATCCAAGGCCGACCAGATGATGTTGGTGTAGTGCAAGTTGGTAAGACTGCTGACTTTGCTACGGCGCTGCAACAGATGCAGACGCTTGAGCGACGCATTGCTGAGGCATTCCTTGTGTTGACCGTACGACAAAGCGAACGGACAACTGCAGAGGAAGTGCGTCTTACTCAACTTGAACTGGAGCAACAGCTTGGTGGGCTCTTTAGCCTGCTAACTGTTGAGTTCCTTGTTCCTTATCTCAACCGCAAACTGTTGACTATGACACGTTCTGGTCAGCTTCCAAGGTACCCAAAGAACCTTGTTAAACCTACCATTGTTGCCGGTATCAATGCACTTGGTAGGGGTCAGGATCGTGAATCCCTGACCAGCTTCATCATGACTATTTCTCAGACCCTTGGACCTGAGGCAATGATGAAGTTTCTGAATCCAGATGAAGCTATCAAACGTCTTGCTGCTGCACAAGGTATTGATGTACTTAACCTTGTGAAGTCTATGGAAGAACAACAAGCTGAAGCTCAACAACAGCAACAGCAAGCACAAGATCTGGAGATGACTAAGCAGATGGGTCAGATGGCATCAGCTCCTATAAATGATCCGTCTAAAAACCCTGCACTTTCTGATGAACCACCTACTGAATAATGGCAGAAATTCTTACAAATGATCAAAGCGTACCTGCAGAAGTTATGGCAGCCCAAGAGGCAGACATTGCTGACTCGTTGCGGGTAGGTGAAGAGCTGGAAGCTGCACATCAGCAGCGACTGGCTGGTAAATATAAAAATACTGAAGAGCTAGAAGCTGCTTATCTTGAGCTTCAAAAAAAACTAGGGAGCCAAGATAACGATGTGCAAGAAGAGTCTGAAGAAGCTCCTGAAATCGATTGGCTGGCAGAAGCAACCCGTGCCATCAACGAAAGCGGACAACTCTCAGAAGAGTTAACTCAACAGATTTCTGGGATGGATCCTCTTGATGTATTCCAAGCCATGAAAGATGGCTATACAGAAACTCCTGATCTAACTCAAGAGCAAGTGAATTCTGTTACCAATGCCGTTGGTGGTGTTGAGGCTTATCAAAACCTTGTTCAATGGGCTCAAGATAATTGGGATCCTGCACAAGTTGCATCCTTTGATCAAGTGATGGAATCTGGTGACATCAACAACATTATGTTTGCTGTCCAAGCTTTGTACTACAACTATACTGATTCAATGGGAAGCGACGGAAACACCCTGCAAGGTAAACCTGCTCAAGCACAATCCGGTTACCGCAGCCAACAAGAACTAATTCAAGCTATGAACGATCCCCGGTACGACAACGATCCAGCGTACCGGCAAGATGTTATTGACAAACTGGATCGTTCTAATCTTCAATTCTAAATATAAATGACGGCTACTATCGCACTTCAAAGTCCCAAATCTATTTGGGATAAATATTGTGAGTGGGTTAGCAGCACTGAGAACCGGCTGTATGTAGGACACTTCGGTGTCCTCATGGTGCCTTGTCTACTGGCAGCTACCACTTGTTTCATTGTTGCATTTATTGCAGCACCACCTGTTGATATCGATGGCATCCGTGAGCCGGTTGCTGGATCACTTCTCTATGGAAACAACATCATCTCAGGAGCAGTCGTACCCAGCTCCAACGCAATCGGACTACATCTCTATTCCATCTGGGAAGCAGCCAGTCTCGACGAATGGCTCTACAACGGAGGACCATACCAACTTGTGGTCTTCCACTTTCTCATCGGTGTCTTCGCTTACATGGGACGCGAATGGGAACTTAGTTATCGACTCGGAATGAGGCCGTGGATTTTTGTCGCATATTCAGCACCTGTTGCAGCGGCTACCGCTGTCTTCCTGGTTTACCCCTTCGGTCAAGGATCGTTCAGTGACGGGATGCCACTTGGTATCTCAGGCACCTTCAACTACATGCTTGTTTTCCAAGCAGAACACAACATCCTTATGCACCCTTTCCACATGCTTGGCGTTGCTGGTGTATTTGGTGGCAGTCTCTTTAGTGCTATGCACGGATCTCTCGTCACCTCCTCGCTTGTTCGGGAGACTACCGAGACGGAATCCCAAAATTATGGATACAAGTTTGGTCAAGAGGAAGAGACTTACAACATCGTTGCCGCACACGGTTACTTCGGACGTTTGATCTTCCAATATGCATCTTTTAATAACTCACGTAGTCTTCACTTCTTCCTGGCTGCCTGGCCTGTGGTGGGTATCTGGTTTACCGCACTCGGCGTAAGCACTATGGCGTTCAACCTAAACGGCTTCAACTTCAACCAATCTATCCAGGCAGCTGATGGCAGAGTCATCAACACCTGGGCTGACATCCTGAACCGAGCTGGTCTTGGTATGGAAGTCATGCACGAGCGTAATGCTCACAACTTTCCGCTTGACTTGGCTGCAGCTGAGTCCACTCCTATCGCACTTACTTCACCTTCTATTGGTTAATGAACGATACTCAAATTTGGCCTACTGAACCTCGTATGTATATCGACGAAAACTCTATCCCTCATAACGAACGCGCCGAGCGTCTTAATGGCAGGCTTGCCATGCTCGGCGTGATGGCAGCGCTTGGTGCGTATGCCGTGACTGGTCAACTTATCCCTGGAATTTGGTGATGCCTGGACACTACGGACACGGAACAAAAAAAGGAAATAAAGGCTCTAAAAAAGGAGCTAAAAAGTAATGGCTAAACCTGGACTTTATGCCAACATCCACGCCAAGCGTAAGCGTATTGCTGCTGGCAGTGGTGAAAAAATGAGGAAGCCTGGCAGTAAGGGTGCGCCCACTGCAAAAAACTTCCGTCGCTCTGCACTTACTGCAAAGAAAAAGTAAACACATCTGACAACAAATACTAATTACATGTTTAACAAACTCGCCCTTTCCACCCTCGCGGTGACCTCTTTTGCTGCACCTGCTTTTGCTGGTGTTTATGTGAACCTGGAAGCTTCTTCTAGCTACGCAGGTACTGATTACTCCAAGACTTCTACCGACATGTTTGTGGGTTATGAAGATTCTGTGGGTGCTCTTGATTACTTCATTGAAGGTGGTCCTAGTGTGACTACTGTTGATGGTGGTGAGTCTGACACTGTTCCCGCCGGTAAGGTTGGCTTTAGTGTCAAAGCAAATGATCACCTCAAAGTTTATGGCGAACTGTCCGCCAGCTTTAACGAAGGTACCAATGATTATGGCACCAAAGCTGGTGTGAAATATTCTTTCTAAGTAACGTACGTTCATCCCAATGGGGACGCATGCCACCTGATCATGGAACGGGGGTCAGGTACTTCGGAGTAATTCAATGCCTTCTATTGAACTGCAAGCTCGCGTTAAAGAGCAACAGGCTGCTGCTAAGCAAGCCAAGCTGAAGTATCGCGGCGTTACTTATCTAAAAACTAAGCACTAATGTCACATCAATCGGCTGGTCAAAAAGCCACACCTGTACCTTATAGGTTTTTAAATCAAAAAGGTCCGTCATTCAAACGGTGCGGTAAGTGTGGACCACTCAAGGCTGAATGCCGAGAGAAACAACAATGCATGCTTGCTAAATAAATAGTTGGGAGAGCACCTCAGAGTCGGACTCTCCCTTCATTGGCGTTGGCCCTTACGAGGACACCCTTCGCCGTCTAGACGGTGGGATAGACCACAAAAAATTGGTAAAAAATTCTGAACGTTCAGAGGGTAAACAACACATTTATTCTCTCTAATGGCACATCAAAATAGTAATGAGCCGTTGGCCGATCTTACACGGCCAGGACAGGCTAACAGTGCGGGTGACGCCCGTGCTTTGTATCTCAAGCTGTTTAGCGGTGAGATGTTCAAAGGGTTCCAAAACAATGCGATCGCCCGCGATCTCGTTATGCGTCGGACCTTGAAGAATGGCTCCTCTATGCAGTTTATCTTCACCGGTCGGACCACGGCTGAGTATCACACTCCTGGTAACAGCATCCTTGGTAACTCCGATGGTGCACCTCCGGTGAACGAGAAGACCATCACCTGCGATGATCTCCTCATCTCCAGTGCATTCGTCTATGAGTTGGACGAGGTACTCTCACATTACGACTTGCGCTCGGAAATCTCCCGCAAGATCGGCTATGCACTGGCTGAAAAGTATGACCGTCTGATCTTCCGTGCTGTCACTCGTGCTGCACGTCAGGCATCTCCTATCACCAAGGCCAGCTTTGTTGAGCCCGGTGGTACTCAGATCCAGGTTGGCGCCGGTTCTGACTTTAACGATTCTTTGGTTGCAGACAATCTGGTTACCGCGTTCTATGACGCTGCCGCTGCAATGGATGAAAAAGGAGTCAGCTCTGACGGACGTGTGGGTGTTCTCAACCCTCGCCAGTACTATGCGTTGGTCCGTGAAGTTGGCAACAACGCACTGATTAACCGCGACGAGCAAGGTACTGCTAAGCAGAAGGGTCAAGGCGTTGTAGAGATTGCTGGTATCAAGATCTACAAGTCCATGAACATTCCGTTCGCTAGCCGTTACGGTACTAAGTACACGCCTGACTCTGGCAACGACGACACCGTAGACACCAACGTCACTAACCCTGGCAATGTTGGTTCCTTTGTGTCTCCTGCCATCGAAGATGCCGCTAACGACGTTACCGGTATCCAGAACGAGTACGGTGAAGAGACCGAATTCGCTAACAGCTGCGGTCTGATCTTCCAGCGCGAAGCTGCTGGTGTTGTGGAAGCCATCGCTCCTCAGGTGCAAGTCACCAGTGGCGACGTTTCCGTCATCTACCAAGGCGACGTGATCCTTGGCCGTCTGGCCATGGGTGCTGGTGCTCTGAACCCCGCTGCAGCCGTTGAGCTGTTTGCTGGTACTACCACCAAGCCTTCTTCTTTCTGATATTTGTATCGACCATGGGGACTCTTCGGAGTCCCTTTTTTTTATTCTTAGACAGATATGCCTTTTCCTACTTATGCTGTGTCCACCGAACTGGATGCTGTAAATCAAATACTTAGCTCGGTGGGACAGGCACCTGTCACCACACTAAATCTACAAAACCCTGAAGTAGCTATCCCTTTCAATACGTTGAAAGAGGTGAGCAAAGAAGTGCAACTAGAAGGCTGGTCTTTCAATGTTGAGCGTGATTATGAGTTTCAACCTGACACTAATAATCAAATCAAATTTCCATCTAATGTCCTTTACTACGACTCAAATGAACACCATCGTGGAGACTACGATTTAGTTCGACGCGACGGTAAACTTTATGATCGACTGCATCATACTTATACCTTTACTAAAAATGTCAGATTAGACATTACTTGGTACTTTGATTTCCAAGACCTTCCTCCTGCAATCCAAGCTTATATCACTGCACGTGCAGCACGTATTTGTGCAGTCAAGATGATTGCTGATGCCAACCTTCAAGGCATGCTCGAAGAGCAAGAGCGTATGGCACGAGCATTTGCTATTGAACAAGATTGCAATCAAGCTGATTACTCAATGTTTGGTTGGAGAGATGGAGAGAATTACTACACCACATATCAACCATTTCACGCACTTCGCCGATGAATATTTCTCAACGCATCCCGAACCTACTGGCTGGCATTTCACAGCAGCCTGATAATAGAAAGCGTCCGGGTCAAGTTAAGGATGCCAAGAATGTGTTTCCTGACTATGCCTTGGGAATGCTTAAGCGACCCGGTGGCCAATTTGTAGCTCAACTGTTTGATGCTAATGCTGCATCTACAAATAAATGGTTCTCTATCCTACGTGATGGAACTGAAAAATATGCTGTTCAATATGCAGACGATAGGTTTCATGTATGGAGCATCATCGATGGTATGCCACGTGCTGTTGATATGGGTGACGATACTGGTAAGCCTGGCACTTGTAACATTGCAACACTGACTACTGAGTCAGATGATATCCGTACTGCACTAACTACATTAGAGACAGAGAAAGATGATCTAGAGACTGTAGCTGGTGATTTAAAGCGTATCCAAGACGGTCAAAATGCAACGACTGCTAATCGTTTTGAAATAACCAATACATTCGATAATGGTCAAATTATTCCCACTGTTAGGAGTGGAATCACTCTGGATGAAGATGGTCGTTATACGGTTACCAAAAATGGCATAGTTGAGCAGTCTCTCGTTACTTCTGTTTCCTCTCCTTACTCCATAGGTGGTGAGCGGACAGATGAATATCCGCTAGTTGCTAGTCAAGGTTTACGGCTGTTTGAAGCATACGAGGAGATTGCTGCTGCAAACTCTGCAGGTGATCTGACTACAGCACAAAATAACTATGAAGATGGTGGTAGTGGTGCACTACCTGACTACAACACTGCTAATACTGCTTTTAACACTGCACTTACAACTGACTGGAAAGCAGCCAATGACAACTGTGCTGTTACCAGCCAACCTGCTACTGCATATCTGAATGGCGCAACAGCTAATCAGATTAAAGTTTTAACGTTGAACGATGCGACTTATATCGTAAACACTAACAAAACAGTTGCAATGAAAACTGCAGCTGCAGATAAGAGCGCAGTGTCTAGCCCTCGTGCTTGTGTGGTAATTAAAATTGCCTCATTCAGTACACGCTACGAGATCACTGCAACACAAGGCGGGACATCAATTGATGGTGTATTAGATGTTGGGACTACTGTAAGTGGTAATGTTCTCAGTCCTGCTTGGATTGCTGAGCAATTAGCAGCTGATTTTAATAGTAATGCTGCTGCTAACACAATCAATGCAACCGCTGTTGACAATGTAGTTCTATTTGAGAATGAAGGTACTAACTCATCAACAACTTCAATTACTCTTCAGGTACGTGGTGGCTCTGGTACAAATGCAGTATTTGGTTTTAGTGAAACCATTGCCTCACAAGTAGACCTTCCAGAGTCTTGTGAACATGACTACGTTGTCAAAGTTGTTAATTCATCTGACATCAATATCGATGATATGTATCTACGCTTTGAGGCGGATAACGGTACTAGAGGTTTTGGTGTTTGGAGTGAAACTGTCGGTCCTGACTTAGAGATTGAGTTTGACCCCCTTACCATGCCTCATGAGTTGGTTCGTAACAGTGATGGGTCATTTACCTATCAACCAGTGTCGTGGGATAACAGGCTTGTAGGTGATGACAATACTAATCCTAAGCCTTCATTTGTAGGTAAAAAGATTTCAGGCATTGTTTTTCACCGCAATAGGCTTGGTCTACTGTCTGACGACAATGTAGTGTTTAGCCGTTCTGGTGATATTACTAACTTCTGGGTAAGCTCTGCTTTGACTGGTATTGATAGTGACCCTATTGATATCAGCACCTCAGGTAATCAACCTGCGATCCTTACCCATGGTATTCCAACTGCAATTGGACTTGTTTTATACAGTGATACTGAGCAGTTTTTGCTGTCTACTGATTCAGATACCTTTAGCCCTTCAAGTACGAACATTAAAACGCTTGCTACTTACGACGCTGCATCTGATGTAACTCCTGTGTCTTTGGGTACTACACAAGGTTTCGTGTCTAAGACACCCTTGTTTAGTAAGTTCTTTGAATTTGTTGATATTAACATTGATCAGCAACCGCTGATGAATGATACAACCGTGACTGTCCCCGAACTGCTTCCGCAAAGTATTGATGTTATTGCATCTTCATCTGACTTGTCACTTGTTGCTTTAGGCACTAAAGGAAGCAGGGATGTGTATATGTTCCGGTTTCTTACTCAAAGTAGAACTGATCGGCAAATTCAAACTTGGTTTAGGTGGCAACTTACAGGCACTCTGCTTGACCACTTTTTTGATGGTAACACTTACTATGCTGTTACTTCTAATGGTGATGAAGTAGTTGTTCAAAAGTTTGATGTTTCTCAATCTAATGAAAGTGGTTTCTTGTCTTTGCCTACAGGTGAGCAAACTGATGTGTGTCTTGATATGTTTTATGTCAACCCACACCGTACGTATGATGCAACAAACGACGAAACAACTATTACTCTTCCATATGATCATGTAGCAGATAATGGTTCATTTACTGTGCTTGCTTTGGGTGGCTATTTGGGAGACACAATTACAGCAGCAACTTCAGAAACAGTGGGTAAACTACTCACCCCCACTGTTACTCACACAGCAGCAGAATTCGGTGACACATGCGTAATCGATGGTGATTTCCGTGGATTGAATCTGATTATTGGATATCAATTCGACATGCAAATTGATTTGCCTAAGTTGTTTGTGTATGAGGAAGCTCAAGAGGCTGTCAAATACGACAACAATGCAGATTTAATCATTCATAGACTAAAAGTATCTACTGGTCTGTCTGGTCCTGTTGACTACGACATCAATATCACTGGACTTGAAACATTCAATGAAACAGTAGAAGTTGCACAGCCTTACACATACACTCTCAATAGTGTGAACATGCAAGGCAGCTCAACACATGAAGTGCCGATATATCAACGCAATGAAAACCTGAGCTTAAGTATCAAATCAACTGGACCGTTTCCTGTGTCCCTGTTGGGATACGACTGGGAAGGTAGGTACAACACCAGATTCTATAGGAGGAAATAATGCCTATTGGGATAATTGCTGGCATTGCTGGTGCAGGTCTCAGTTACTTTGGGCAAAAAGCATCAGCTGACGCATCCAAAAAACAGGCAAAGTACGCGTGGCAGCAGCAAATAAATCAAGCTCTGCAAAGCCACCAAGCAGATATGCAGGCTTATCGACACTCACAAAAGGTCGCTGAGCTGCAAAATCAATTTCAAAACGAACAGATACTTCAATCGAATAAGCATACGCTGCAGATCTTTGGAGCAAGGCTTGATCAATTTTCTGAGCAAGTCAAGTTCAACGAGGAGGCAGCTACCCGTGCTTTTCAAGGTATTCAAGAAAACCGTAACCGTGCTCTGACTCAACTTGCTTATGAACGGCAAGACAGAGCAGCTGCACTATTGCAAGCAATGGGCGCTAATGATGCCTCTATAAATCCCAACAATCGATCTGCACAACTGCAGGCAGATAAAGCTACATTGGGTAATTACGGGCGTAATGCAGCACGACTTGCTGCTCAAGATGCACAGATCAATTACGACGCATTTGGACAAGTCCGAGATCTGCAACGTCAATTTGCTTATCAAAATTATCAGGCCGGTATTCCGACTTCTGTAAGTCCACAACTACAAAGTCTGGTACCGATGATGCCTGCTCCCCCGCCGCCACAGCTAAATCTGCCAAGTGCGCCAAACTTCTCATCTGGCATGAGCAATGCACTGATGATTGGTAACGCAGCACTGGCTGGCTTTGGTGCCTATCAGCAGTTTGCTAAGCCAACGATGAAGGCTCCTAGTGGAGGAAGTAAAGGAGGTGGTAATCAATTCGATATGATGAAAGCAAATGTAGGTAATAAAGGCTTTGCCAGGGTTTATGACCAAAGGGGCTATGGAGTTTCTAGTGGAGGGTTTAATGCCTTCTCAGGTAATAGCCTTGGGTCAAATAATTTTTCAAACAATAAAGTCGCTGACAAGCTGGGAATTAACTTCAGTCTTTTCTAACTAATGCAAGAAATTAAACAGGAGAAACTATATCAGGCTGGGAAAGTAGACCAAGGTTTCAATCCATTTAAAGCAGCCGATGTAACTCCATACCTACGGGAAAATCAACAAACAGAGCGAGCCCAGATGCGGGCTATTCAAGACCAACAGATGAGCGACGTTAAACTCGCCAACCAATCTGAACGGCTTGCTCTTAAAACAGCACAACAAGAGCAGAACCTCAAGCAATACGTTGCACAGATTGAGGATCTGCAGGAGTCACGGGACATGCAACAGCTTGCCCAGTTCTCCAATAAACTATTTGATGTAGTCCATCAAGTACGCGAACAACGTTACAAGGATAGGCAGGCAGAGATTCAAGTCCTATTCTCTGAAGATGAAGCCGCACGACAGGAAGCTGAGATTCTCCAGAAAGCTGGTGAAGATCAGCTGAGTGTATTGGCTGCCGGTGATATGGCACTGGCACAGGAAGCAGCAAAGAATAATGAGCCATATTCCTATGTACAACGTATGCGTTCGTTGTCTGGCGAGGATCGCTATCTCTATGCCACACAACATGCCAACAAGGTAGGTGAGTCATTTAAAAGCTTTGCAGCTCAACAGATGGTTGAGAACAGCGGAATGATCACCTTAGGTAATGGTGTTCAGATCCAAATCAACCAACCACGTAATGAAGCAGAAGCATCAGCAGTTATTGGTCACCTCCTAAAAGAGCACATCAAGAATAATGATGCTGAAAACCTCCCACCTGGACTTACTGCTACTTATCTCTACAAGCAAACCGATAAAGCAAGAGCTGAGTTACTTCAACAGTTTAGTAAAGACAATGATGTAAGAGAGAGTTATAATGATCGCCAACTTGCATTTGAAAATCTCAAAGCACGAATTAGAGCCCACGCAGAAGACCCGGCAGCTATACAAGACTATTTAAACGCAGTTGCTCTAACTACAAATGAAGCTGGCACCCAGCGACTTCGGTACCCTGGAGCACACGATGAGTTTTTCAATGAATTATTGATACTTGCACAATCTGATGACTCTGATGATCAAGTGCTTGCTGATCAATTGCTTGAACAGTATGGTGAGCTGACATTAAACGGTAGAAAGTTTAAAACTCTCCATGCTGGCCGTATAAACAAATTCCATCAAAACCTTGCCAACGCACTTAACGATAACATCAACCTGACAAAACAAGCCAAAAAAGATAAGGCTGATTTAATCATTGAAGATATGATTTCTAGCCTTGGCACCCAATTTACCAGTGCAGATGTTAAACCAATTATAGACTTTGCAACTAAATCGTATGCAGGTTTTGGCGAACTTTACAATGTATCAGCCTTAGAAAAACTCTACTCCCAAGCGTCACTGGGTGGTCAGCAATTAAGAGATTTGCGGGAACTTGTTGATACAAAATTTACTCACGGCAGGATGACAGCCGAAGATTGGAACCGTCTTCCTCCATCATTGCAAGAAGAGTATGCAGCCAAATGGGTTCAGCATCAGAAACTTCGAGGTGAAATTTTTGCACCTTATAAAGATTCGATCAAGCAAATGGTCGATGGCAACCCATATGTAGCAGAGTCAGGCAAAGCAGGACGCATCCTTTCTCCTTTAGTCAAGCGAGAACTACTAAGAAAATTTGACAAAGCAGTTATCAACTTGCAAAACCAAGAGGATAGTCCGTATCGAGATGATGATGCAGCAGCTGCTAAAGCACTATCTGATATAACTAAAGAGTTCACTGACGGCGTTGATAACGAAAAAAGTCAATACTTTGTAGACCCTTCTCTTGGTTTCAAAAATTATTTGTTTTATGGAACAAGTGATAAGGAATTGACAGCTCGACAACGTGAACGTCAAAACTTAGTCAACCAGATGGCTCAAAATGTTGGAAAACGTGCCTGGGGTTCTCCTCAACTTATTGGCACTAAAGAAGAGATTCGTGGCATGAAAACACGTTATGAATCTGGTGGAGGTGTTGATCCTTTCTTGCAGACAGTTGCTCAACGCAATGGTATTTCTTGGATGGAAGTCCTCAATATGCAACTAAAAGCACAAGGTGATGAACCAGTGGAAACTTTTGAACAAATTTTACAAGTAACTCAACAGCAGACGCCTGAACTTCAACGTCAGATTCGTGGTCTTGCTAATGGATATTTTAATTCACTTCAACTAGATCGCTTACGAGGTGCACGATATGTGCGTCCAAATTATTCTACTTTGGTTTCTTCTGTCCCGTCAAAAGATCGTCTTGTTAATGCGATCGTTGATCAGGAGTCTTCAGGTAATCCAAATGCAGTTAACTCACGTACTGGCGCTAGTGGTTTGATCCAAGTGCTGCCTGAAAATATTCCTACTTGGACTCAAAAGTATTTAGGCATTCGTATGACTCCAGCACAATACCGTGCTGATGTGAATGCACAGAATCAACTTGCAGTCGCCTACTTTAATGAGTTAGTAGAAATGCATACTGCTCCTGGTCGTTCACAAGAGGAGATCATTCGTCGGGTAGCTGCACACCATTATGGTGGCCCTGGTGCTGTAGATCATTGGAATAACCCTGGATACCACTCCAGAAGTGGTCCTTACAACCCTGGCAATGAACCCAACATGCAGGAGTACACCGCATCTATTTGGGCTAAATATTCAGGAGGTATGTAATGGATTACAAGGATTATGAACTTCAATATGACGGTCCTGATAGTGAGCTTACAGAGGAAGAACGTCAAGCACGTCTAAAAGAAGAACAGGACAGACTTTACGATTTAGAGCAGGAAGACAAAGCACGCTTCCAAGCAGAGGCTGAGGCAGAGGCTGCTAAAACCAAACCAGCAGATTTAAGACCGGACACTATTGGACGTTCTGCTGCTGCACAGCGCCAAGAGTCTTCACCTAAAGAACGTGAAGAATCAGCTCCAGAAGAACCTGAATCAGATGGCCAGCCTCTCGAACGTTATAGAGAGATGCTTGGTGATATAGGCGGCACTGTCGCTGATGTTGCTCAGCAAGGTTCAGATGTAGCTACTGCTGTCGGCGCTGGTGCTGTTGATTATGTTATTGACACCACCAACATGCTGACTGGTGCCAAGATCCCTAAATACAAAAAGTTTGAAACTAAGTACGCAGAGTCTGTAAGGGAGATCTCTTCCTTTGTTGTTCCTAACCTTGTTATTGGTGCTGGAGCTACACGGCTTGGTCAACTGGCAAACGCAAAAGTTGGCTGGGGTATTGGTCAAAGCAAACTGACTCAACTTATTGGTAAGACAGGTGTTGACCTTGGTACTGGTGTCATTGTTGACTATACCAATACGAACTCGACGGAAGGTGATAACCTTACTGGCTTCCTTAAGAAGTCGTTTCCTAAAACTTTTGAATGGATTAGTGATGACATCGCTACTCTTGACCGCGATTCTCCTGATCTAAAGCGTAAGAAGAGTATCTATGAAGGTGTCGGTCTTGGCATGTTCACTGCTCTCTTTGAAGCTGCCGGGACAATGGCTAAGGGTGTGCTTGGAAGAAATAACATCACTCAATACATCCCAGAATCTGAATCTGGAGCAAAACTTCTTCAAGACATCAATGAAGCTCGGAAAAACGGAGATCTTCCAGAGGATGTGTTTTCACAAGCAGTTAAATCCACAGAAGACGCTTTAGATGAGATTGGTGCTGAGCAGCTGTCACGTGCAGTTGACTTAGATCAACCTATGGTTGGAGTCCATTCAAACTTCTCTATTGGTGAGGAAGGTGTTCGTTCTGTAGATAACGGTGGTGTTATTGGTGCAAGTGTTGACGCTGTTCGTATTCAAAAAAATCTGAACACTCGTTATGGACGTTTGGGCAGCATTCTTACTGACGCTGCTAAAAAGTATGGTCTGGAAGTTGACAACTTGACTAAACGAATGGTTGTCAAACAAATCACTGATACTATCAAACGAGCAGGAAAATATTCTGCAGTCCTTGCAGATGGTAGACCAGTTAACTTTGAAGAGATTGATGCTGCTGGCACATTGCTAGCTGAGGTTCTTGTTGATCCTCGTATGGATTCTGGAATGCTTAAGGGTGTTCTGGATGAGTACAAAGACATGATCAATGACCTTGGTAAGCAAGCTGGGGTTTCTAAAGAAGTACTTGGTAAGACTGGTTATAACGCCGCCATGAAAGCCATCAAGGGCTACATGAGTGAATTTATTGATATGGATGTACAGAAAGCTTCTGCTTATCTGGCTACATCTATGGCTGGTGAAATGTCTGATATTGCTGAGGGTGCTCGCTATATCGAAGACACCGAAGCCATTGCACGGGCTCAAGAAATGATCCTTGACCGTATGGAATATCTGATGGTTGAGAAGGGTCTTGCAGCCTACAATTGGGGTGCTTCGCTTAACTTCCTAAATACTTGGAAACGCTTTAGTAACAACCCTGAGATCCTTGCGAAGGCTGGCCAGAACGCTCAAGAGCAAACAGAAGATGCTCTGAAGAACATTGTTAACAGGGCTAAAAATTCAGCTAACTCGCTGCGGGAAATCTCTAAAACCCGTCCTGAATTCCTTGTGCCTCTACAGATGGCATGGGAGTTTTCCGATGGCAACATTGATACCATTTCCAAGCTTCATAACTATGTCAATAACAGCCTAGGAACGATTAGTAAAGCGTTCATTGATTTGCAGCCAGAGATTCCTAGTCAGATCATGCAGGGTGTATGGTCCAATATCTACAACTCTGTACTGTCTGGATTAGGTACTGTTATTAAAGCAGGCGCTGGTAACGCAGTATTAATGCTGGTAAAACCAATCAGCATCTTTGCTGGTGCTGCTGCGGCTGGTGATATGAAGACGATCAAGCGTGCTGCTTATCAATACAAGGCTGTTGGAGATACCTTTGGTAAGGCTTTAAAGCACATGGGTACTGTCTATCGCAAAGCAGCAGAAGACCCAACTTCTGTTAGCTATATCATGCGTGATGAGCTGGTTTACAAAAACGAGGCAACGATGGATATTCTCCACTCGTTTGCTATGTCAGCACAACAAAAGGGTGAAGATGGTCCGATGGTTCTGTACAACATGGCAGAGACCATGCAGGACATTGCTAATCACCCCTGGCTACGGTTCGGTGCTAACGCAATGACAGCACTTGACGGCTTCACACGTGCCACGATGGCAAACATTGAAGCAAGGGGACGTGTGTATGACCGCATGATGCTTGCTGGTAATAACAGGATGCTCAACGCTGATGAGCTTGTTAAAGCAGAGCGTGAAGTGTATGACAGCATGTTTGACAAAAACGGCATGATTAATGATAAAGCAGTTGACTACGCTTCACGTGAGATTGCACTTAACCTAGACACTGACAATGTTCGTACTCTTAGTAATTTTATTGCAAAGGCACCGGGACTTAAACCCTTCCTAATGTTCCCGCGAACTGCAGATAACATGATTGCACTGACTAATAAATTTAGTCCAGTCTCAGTTTTTATCCAAGACTACAACAAACTTGCACTGCCGGGAATGGATTTTAGTGGTGACGAAATAAAAAACATTCTTCAATCACGAGGGTTGCCTGTCACTGATGAAGCATTTAGGCAACTTAGAGCTGAAATCCGTGGTCGAAAGGCTATTGGTATGGCAAGCATCATCGGCGCTTCTTACATGTTCATGCAAGATCGTTTACACGGTAATGGACACTTTGATAAAGAACGTCAAAGGGTTCGTAATGAAGCCGGTTGGAAACCCCGTAGTTTCCTAGGTGATGACGGTAAGTGGTATAGCTATGAATTCCTTGGTCCTATGGCTGAATTTATCACTGTAACTGCTGACATTATGGATCATATGGACACCATTGATTCAGAAAATGGTGAGCACTTGTTAGCCAAAATGGGCTTTATTCTTGGCGCAAACCTTACCAACAAATCTTTCTTGGCTGGTTTAGAGCCAATGAATGATGTGTTGTCTGGCAACCAAGCAGCGGTTGCACGTTGGTCTGCTAATTTTGGCAGCTCTCTCCTACCGTTCTCTGGATTGCGTAGCGAGTTGGGTAGGGTTATGGCACCTGATTTACGTGAAGTTAGGCAGGAAGCTTGGGATCTATTTCACAACCGTAACAAGTTTATTGATGTCTTTAATCCTGATCATGCATTGCCAATTGCTTATGACTGGATTGATGGCCGACCTGTTAGCTATTCCGAAAACATGTTCACTCGCCTTTGGAATGCTTATATGCCAATGAAGGTGGCTGATGGTATTACACCTGAACGCCAATTCCTTATTGACATTGAGTTTGACGCTCGACCTACGTTTACTAAAGCAAAAGGCGGCATTGAATACACACCAGAAGAACGATCTGAATTGTTCCGTATTATGGGCCAGCAAGGTAAATTTAGAAATAAACTAAGAGAGATTATGGGTAGTGTTGATGCAGATAAATGGAGAGCGGCAATTAAAGAACACCGCAAAAATGGCAATTCAATTGATGCCACTAAGTTCGCTAATCTTTACTACAGGGTAAATGCTGCTCTGCGTGATGCAAAGCAACAAGCTGAAAGAGAACTCTCTAATGCAAGAGAAATTAGAGAAATTCGTGATCGTACCAAATTTAATGTAATTGATCAACGACGTGGGCTAGCACCCAGATTTCCACTCAAAAACCGATAGCTATGATTTTATCTAATGGCAACCACAGAGAATACATTTACAGGTAATGGAACTCTAAATAGTTTCGCCTTCACATTCCCAATAATTAAGCGAGATGACGTTAAGGTTTCACTTAACGACACCCTCATCGCATCAACTGAATACACATTTACAAACGACACAACGATCGTTTTTGATGCCATTACTCCTGCTACAGACTTGCAGGAAACGTCTGGTGCTCCTAAGTCAGGCGTTGCAGTTAGGGTTTTTCGTCAAACCGATGTAGACGATCCGGTAGCAACTTTCTTTGCCGGATCGGCTATTCGGGCACAAGACTTGAATGATAACTTCCTGCAGGTTACCTACCGCTCGCAGGAAGACGAAAATAATAACTGGAATAACAGTACTGAAACAATCAAGTCAGATGAGACTTGGGACAGCAGTGACACCAAGATTGCAACAACTGCTGCAATGGATCAACGCTTCCAAGATGAAGCGACTGAAACTATCCTTAGCTCTGAAGCGTGGCCAGCTAGTGGTGATGGCGATGATGACACTATTGCCACTACTAAGGCTATTGAAAACCGTGTAACAGCCAAGATTGACGCTGCTATCACTGGTGACATTGCTGGATCTGATGGTGTATCTATTACTGATGATGGTGACGGTACTATTACGGTTGGTTTGACTGCTGGTGCGGTTGACCTGGATCGAATTAAGGCAGCTGACATCATTGTGTCAGGCGAAGCTAATCCCAACAACGACACCACTATTGCTACCACGGCAAAGATCGATGACATGATCGATGATGCCATTACTGGTGATATCGCTACTGATAGTACTGGTATTACTGTTACCGATGATGGTGATGGTACTATCACTCTTGGTTTGGCTGATATTGATCTTGATCGAATCAAAGCTGAAGATATTGTTACATTAGCTGAACAAAACGCTGGTCCTACTACGGACGATGACAGCATCTTTACTACAAGTGCTGCTGCTAAGCGTTTTGACACTCTTGTGCAAACTGGTACTCCTGCCGGTTCAGATTATCAAGTAGGTAAAACCTGGCTTCAAAATGATGACCAATCAGCATTAAGTGTTTGGGACGGTAGCGCTTGGATTACTGTTGCTGAAGGTGGTGGTTTTCGTTCGCAAGATAACGTCATTTATGTTGACAAAACTGGCGGTAGTGATGCATCTAATGTTACTGGACACCGTATTAGTAACCCTAGGCTAACTATTAAACAAGCTATTGCTGACATTAACGCTGACATTTCATTGTCTACAGAAACATCTGATGGCTTTGATGGTGGTTCTGGTTATGCCGAAGGTAACTACACAAGTGTTGCTCTGACCCATTCTTCTGGTACTGGTATTGGTACTGGAGCTACTGCAGACATTAGTGTCAACTCATCCGGTGTTGTTACTTCTGTCACTATCAATACTGCATCTGCCTTAGAAGAGTATTCCATTGGTGACGTTTTGACTGCTGCTGATGCAGACCTTGGTGGAGGCGGTGGTTCTGGTTTGCTGATCCCTATCATCGGTGGTGGTGATGGTATGACCGTCATTGTTGCTGCTGGTGTTTATCAAGAAGCTGCTCCTATCCAGATCAAACGACGCAATGTGTCCATCGTTGGTATGGCATTGCGTAGCACAATTGTTCACCCCACAGAGGAAACTCAAGGTAACCACTCTTCACAAGCCGCTGGCAACCATCCTTTGTTTGAGCTGAACAGTGGTTCGTTTATTCAGAATCTAACTCTAACTGGTATGAAAGCCAGTAATTCAGGTACTAATATACTTGATGCTTCACTTCCTAGTAAACAAGGTTGGAACTTTGCTTTCTATGATGGCGCCTACATTGTCAAGTCACCTTACATTCAGAACTGCACCAACTTCTCTGATGATGAGATTGATAACACTAATCTAAGAGCACACCGTCCTCGTGGTGGTGCAGCTGGTGACACTGATTCCGTAAATCCTACTGGCGGTGGCATGTTGATTGATGGTTCTGTTCCTGCAACTACTAGCCCGATCCGTTCAATGGTGGCTGATAGCTACACCCACGTTGGTTTGAATGGTCCTGGTATTCTTGTTACTAACAATGGTTACACCCAGATTACCAGCAGCTATGCGTTCTTTAACAAATACCACATCAAATGTCTCAATGGTGGTCAAGCTAACCTTGCTGCTTCTACCAGTGACTTTGGTGAGCGTTCTTTGATTGCTGATGGTAAATCAACTGCAGCAATCTTTACTTCTAATGTTGATGGTGCTGCTTCTGATGGTGACACTACCTTTAACATCAATGAGCCTACTGCTGGTGTTGGTTGGTTTGGTTCAACTCAACGACCTGCAGAAAACATGCTTGTTGAGGTAAACAGTGTTATCTATCCAATCCTGTCTGCAACTGCAAACACTGATAGTGAAGGTGGAGCTG